GCTGCCAGCCGGGAAATCCGCGAGGTTATCGAAGCCCGGCAGGAACGGCTTGACCAAGCTGCCGCTTATGCCCGTGAGCAGCTTAATGCAAAGCGCCGCGAACAGTATGCCGAGCGCAATGTCGTGAACATGCGCTGAAACGCAAAAAGCCCCGCCCACGCGACCAGAAGGTCAATGCGGGCGGGGCTCCGCTTTCCGGTGGGGCTGGGGTGCTTCCGGTCAGCGTTCAGATTGTGCGGGGGGAATGTGGCGAGCGTGGGGCGTCAGCCGAGCGGGTTGTAAGCCTTCGCGCAAGCGTTCATCACCGCACTGTTTAACACCGGCACGTCACTGTCCGGCGTCGGCATGGTCCACATCATCGAGTTTTCGGCTGAGCAGGTGATCTCGCCAACTTCGGCCAGCGCCAGCGTGCGGTGAACATAGAACCCCGCCGCAAGCACCGTCAGCAGCAGCGCAGCGAAGGCCACGTATTGCAGCCAGATTACGCCGTGGAAGCCTGCCGCCGAGACATAGTGCGCCTTGACCTTCCCGGCGTTGATGGGCGCCAGGGCCTCGTCTGAGGCTTTTACGAGCGCAGGCTTGCGAACGGGAAAGACCGGCTTGTGTGGCGGCTTGGGTGCGTAGCGCGAGGAGCGGGTTATTTTTGTGGGCATAGGGCACCGAAATACAGGTTGACCCGCTCGATCTGGCGAACGGTTTCCTCGCTGTCGTAAATGTTCAGCGGGTCTTCAATCGTGCAACTATCGGCCACGCAATAGGAATACGTGATCGGCTTCCAGTCACGGCAGGCGGCTTCTGTTGTTTGGATCACGGGCGCGGAGCTGGCGCAGCTGCTCAGCGTTAAGATCGTCAGTGCTGCGAGCAGCTTCGCGGGCGTCTTCAACACGTTCATTGGTGTGGTCCTCGATCTGTTGGGTAATCTCTTCACGCACCTCGATGCGCGCTTGACGCTTGAACTTCCGGTCCCGCATGGCAAGCCAGATGCGATGAATGAAAGCGCCGGTCAGTATGATGGCAATCCAGCGTGTAACCGGGTTTGCCCAGATAGCTTTGCCAGCGCGTTCTGCGAAGTCGAAGATGGCGAACATGAACGGCATCAGTACATCCCCTGCGATGCCGATTCCTCGCCCCGCTTGCGTCTCCAGTCGCCGTATTGTTTGGCCACGAACGCAATCACAATGCCCGTGACGAACACCAGCAGCGGAATGGTCAGGTCCAGCAAAGCGGTCCCCAGCACCGCATCAGACTGGACAACGTTGGCCACACCCGCCGCTGCGGTGCCGAACGTGCCAAGGCCGGTCAGGCGCAGGAACAGGCGGGCGAGGTTCTGCCAGAAATACCCGATGGCGCGTTCGCTTTCTTCCAGCGGCTTGAGGCCAGCGTTCGGGTCGATCTTGTAAGGCACTTCTTCCGGTTTGACCGTCTTGGGGCTGATGGGTTTTGTTCCGATCTGCGGCTCGGGTTTGACTTCCGGCAGCGGCTCGACCTTGACCGGGACAACCGGCTTTGCGGGCTTTGGCGGATCGGGGAGGCTGGCGATGGGTTTGGCTTGTTCGGCCAGTTCAAGGATATAGTCCGGGGGCGTCATGTCCACGATGTTGCCGTTCTCGCGTTTCAGGACGGCGCTTAGGGCGAAGTGCCACGGCCAGCCAAAGAACATGCACAGCTCTGCCAGACGGCGCCGGTAGAGGCCCTGCTCGAAGATCGTGCCGGGGTTTTTGTATTGTATCCACTTTGCAATGACTGCATCGAGGTCACGGGCGCGAAGGTTCACCAGCGCGGGGAGCGAATACTCGCCGCGTTCCAGCTTGCCCTGATTGATGTTGAACACCCAGGATGACAGGGCATCGAACTCGGCCTGTGACTGCGCGTTGAAGTGCTTGCGGGTCAGCGGATCGGAGACGCTGCGGACGAACCATTCCAGAGCGGTGTCAGCTTCCTGCTGCGTGATGACAAGGCCATCGGTGACAGGGCGACCGTCAGGCATTGCGCCTGTGATGCCCCAGCCGATTGTCCACGGGTCGCCCGGCTTCTTGTAGGCCTTCAGGCGCCCGTCAGGCAGGCGCTCGGCACAGCCTTCGAAGCGCTTGATAAGCTCCATTCCGGCTGGCGAAGTCTCGTACCACTTGCTCATCACGCAGCTTCCTTGTCGTCTGGTTTGTCGTTTGCAGGCGGCTCGTAGGGCGCCACAGGATACTCAAGTGGTTCGGGCGGAATGTCCAGTTCATCCGTAGCCGGAGTTTCTGGTTCTGGCTCCGGTTCCGGCTCTGGCGCAGGTTCTGCCGCCTCGCCTGTGAAGAACAGCGCTGCGTGTTCCTCGGGGGTCATGTGCGGGCCATATGTCATCCGCATCTGCGCCAAGGTCAGCCCCGAGCCGTTTGCAATCGTGACAGTCGGAACCCCTTGGTTATGGGCCACCATCCATCCTGCGATCTTGTCTCGGTAGTATTCGTCACCGGCTTCGATCTTGTTGCCCTGCCGTCTCGTGCGGGCGCCCTTCTTTGCGCCGGTCTGGATGTTGCGATGCACTTCCATCGCCCGTTCGTACTCGGCCCATTCTTCCTCGGTCATCTCCATGCGGACATGGCCGGGAGGAACGTCAGGCGAGATGCTTTCAGTGATGTCAGATTTTTTCTTTGCCGTGATCGTTGTCACCAGCGCCCAGAGGCCAAACGTCCGAGCCAGCTCGAACACCCACAGCATGACTTCCACCCAGATGGTTGCCTCGCGGGCCTTGCGCGCCCGGTCTGCCAGATCGGCTTGCAGGACGGCGGGGTTAGTCGCCGCAGCCGCTACACCTGCCGCCGCTGTAACAGCGCCTGCCGCGAGGGCTTCTTCCCGCAGGCCAAGGTTAGTTAGCTCACGGGAGATTTCTTCGCCCCGTGAGCGCATGGCAGCTTCGGTCAGTTCGGCCCTGATCCCGTCCACCCGCCCGAAATACTTGCCCTGCGCGATCAAGAGCGATTGCGCTTCCTTGACCTTCTCAGGGCTTTGCGAGGACATAAGCTGCTGTTCGGCTTTCAGCGCGGCAATGTCTGTTCGCACCCGCGCAAGCTCTTCCGGCGTGGCGTCGATGGCCTTGCTACGCGCCTCTGCGATCAGTCCCGCCTCAGTCCCGGCGATGCCTGCTTTGGCTTCCAGCAAGGCAGCGCTTTCGGCAAACTCGGGGTAGATCAGATGAACCGCGCGCTTGCCGTTCTGGATACACGCCCACGCTACGCCGATCATGATGATTGCACCTGCCGCACGCCGCCACCAGTTCGGGGCGAGCATGACGCGCACCAGAATCACCGCGCCAAGCAGTTCTGCCCCGCACACGATAATCGCCAGCGCAACACGGATGATCAATTGCCCGACAGACGAGCCTTGCGAACCCGCAAGCACGCCCATGACGTTCATCGTGGCAAGGCCAACGGTGATAATGCATACGGCAATAAAGGCCGCTGCCTGAGTAGCGGTTTCCTCGCTCTCAGCCTTTAAGAATGGTAATGACATGTCAGCCCCTAGAACAGGAAAGAGATCGCGTGCCCGGCCAGTTCAGGCCGTAGGACAATCACGAGAATGACTATGGCGGCGACCCATCCCCAGTTGCGCCCGATGAAGGCTTTCAGTGGGTTTGCAGTCGTCACGCCAAGCCTTTCTTTCAGCTTGCGTTCTGCTTCTTCTTTCTCGGCCTCGTAAGCCTTCATCGCCCGCGTCATCACGTCAGGCAAACGGCTTTCAAGAAGGGTCCAGCCCTTGTCCATGTCGCTCAGCCACATAGACTGAAGGCCAATCTTCAAGTCCGTTGTGGACACCATGACGGGTTTTTCCTCGCCATCTATCCGCATGAAGACGCGGTGATAATCATCTGCCATTCCCAGCCCCAGTTCGGTTAGATCACTTCCGCGAGACGCCCGCGATTCCACCGTATCCCGCTCTCCAGCCGGTCCTTGCGCCGGTACAGTTCGGGAGCGGCCCGCCCGCCCGCATCTTCTGCCAAGCCAATCAGGCCCAGCACTTCACGCAGGCGGACAAGCAGCTTTTCGTTTGACTCCGGCGCGGTGTCGGCTGGGTCGAACAGGTCAGCAAGTTCAGCAGGCGGATTGTCTTGCAGGAACTCCGGTATCTCCACAGGCTCCGGTGCCTTCGCCAGCGCTTCGGCAAGCTGGGCCTTGAGCCCTGCAATGATCGCGTCATAGTCCGTTGCCGGAGGGGTTGGCTTTGCTGCCAGAGGCGCGGTGAGGGGCTGGGGCGGGACAGCTTCTGGAATTGGAAGTTTTCTGGGCTGTCGGGTTTCTGCGCGGACCTTCTTTCCAAGTTCAATGGCAAGCGAAAGGCCGTCTTCACGCCCCCCGGCATGGCTTCCAATCCACACCTCCCAAAACTTGCCGTTGAACTCGGCGCCTGTGTCATATCCTTCCCGCTTGAACGGGCGAAGGATGGCGTCAATTTGCTCTTGCATGGGATACCTCCACAGGACATTCGGGGCAGATATGGATGATGGGATGCGCCTTGCGCCGGACGGCCCACGCCTTGCGCTTCAGTTCGTGCCACGCATCGGCAAAATCATTGGCGTACAGCGTCTCTTTCCGTCCGCACACGTCGCACTTGGCTTCAAACTCTCCGGCGCGCTTGGTGAGCATCACGCTACCGAACACATTTTGACAAGGGAGCCCTCAAGCGTGAGCGTATCTGCTGTTTCATTTCGCCGCCCATCCCGTGTTTCCAGTGCCGGTTTCTTTCACGTAAAGCGTCGTTCCAGCGCCCCCGCTCGTGTCAGTGTATAGGGAGCCAACCGGCGCGGTGACCGCACCCTCTGGCGTTCCAGCCCCAGATGTCCAAATTACAGCACCCCCGCCGGGTCTAAATTCTGTCGAATGCGTGCGCCGATACCGGAAACTAGAAGACCCAAAATCATACGTGTTGTCAGTTTGTGGCCGCGCGACCGATGAAAAAAATCTCAGTACGTCTGTCGCGTTTACACGCAGCAACCAGAAGTCATTCGCGCCTGATGTCGCCTTTGCATACGAAAACTGCCCCTGACGAGATGTTCCGTTAATGTTTACAACTATGCCAGCCTCATCCCCGTTAGCGCCGGGAATACCGAAAGCGTGGAATGCGAGCTGTTCACTATCATAACGCCAGAAATGACTGCTGCTGTGTGTCGCAGTAGAAGTGCCAACTACATCCCGAAAGAAGCCGGAAATTGTGCCGACACGCTCGCCCGAGGCTTGGCAATGCACCACGTTAGCCGTCGCGCCTCGAAGCGTTGTTACATCTCCGTAGACAATTCGGCTCAAGATTGAGTTGGTCGGCCCCGGATGCAAAACGTCAACAAAGTTGCCTTCGCTCGTGCCGTCAAAGCGAGCAAGAACCGTGGCGCTGTCATGCGCTGCGACAGATGTGTAATTCTGATCGGAATCTGTGTGGCGAACCGTTTGGGTCACACCCGCGCCAAGAGAAACTGCTCCGATAGTTATATTTTGAGTGGCCCCGTTTTCATAGCGGATTGCGTTTTTGGTTACTTCACGGCCAGGGCTGTCGGTCTCACTGGACACCAAACCTACGAGAACGTTTCCGAAACCTTCGCCAACCAAATATCCGCCGTCACATGATGCAGCTATAACCCCAACCGCAACGTTCATGTCACAGCCGTCTACGCCAACCGTCTCCTGGCCATAGGCAAGGCACCAATTGCTGTCATGACCGATAAGTCCGATCATCACATTGAACCGGCTATCATCCTTCAGTTCGTGCGCGTAGCCAACCGCATGGCGCGAATAAAGGTTGGATGCGAAAGAAAAGTCCACCTCCGAGAAAATCCAACCATACGACCTGTCGCAGGTTGGATCACTTACAAAGTTGCTATTCATCAACCGGACGCGCTCTGGCTTTGCTCCAGAGGTCGGCTTGACCACAAGCACGCCGCTCCCGCCGCCCGTAATTAGGTCGGAGCCAAAATCAAGGACGCGCAAGTGCTCAAATGTCGAATCACTTGCTACGCTTGATATGCCGTGGCCGGACCATCCATTGACGCTGCGCTTCAAATCAAGCGTTAGGCCACTTACGTGAACGTTTTGTGCGGTTGGAGCGTTAAGGAAATTGCCAGCCGCTTGCCGCACAAGTGACGTGACGTTAGAACCAGCCCCGAAAATGAATCCGCCATCTGGTATTCCGACCTGTCCAATTAAATATTCACCAACTGGCACATACCCCACGCCGGTTGCAGCAGCGGCTTGAAACAAAAGCCAATCCGCAGTGTCTATGGTTACGCCATCTCCCGTTGCCCCAAAATCCCGAGCATTATTAACCTCAAACAAATCGCCCGAAAACACATTTTCCGCCGTATCCCCTCCGGTGCCCCGGATCAGCTTGCGGTTCTCAAGCCCAAGCCCCGCAAGCGCTGTCAGGGTAGCATCTACGGGCTGCGAGCCGGTTGCGGAGGGGCTGACGCTCGTGGACTGATACGTGATGCTTTCATCGGCAGACTTGATCTGGATGTCATAGTTGACCGTCGGAGAAATATACGTCGCAAACCACCCTGCCGCGTCTGCTTGAACCGGGTTAGCTGCCGGAACGGTCAGCGCGCTGTCCGTGTACGTCGTGGCGTTGGTAGACGTGCCCTTGATCTTGAAGAACACCTTTGCGCCTGACACAGGTGTGCCAGACGAGTTCTCGACCTGCCAGCCGTATGCGATGCCAACAGCCATGAGGCAGCCTCCTTGCGTTTCAATTTTTGGGGAAAGTGGGGCGCGCTATTGCGCGAGTGCGTTGCGCTTGCCCATTGGGGGCATCGCAGAAGGACCGCCGGGGGACATCATCTCAGGCTCGGGGGGCATTTCGCCGCCCTGTCCGGTTTCCTGAAGGCCAGCGTTCAAAAATTCAAGCGTCCACTCCAGGCCATTGGCTTGCATAAGGGCTTCGAGTGCGGCAATGATTTCTTCTTCCATGGGAGGGCTCCTTTGTGGACCAGATTCAGATTGAAATGATGGGCAGAGTGTTCCGCATGGCGGCTCTCTGCATTCCGTTGATTGTCATTGTCGGTTATTGCGCGAGCGCGTTCTTCTTCTGACGTCGGTCGATTTCAGCTTTTGAGGCAACCACCGCGCCGCCTCCAAGGATTGCGCCGCCGGTCAGGCCGTAGACGCGAGGGCGCTTAAGAATTTCGGCGCCCGCGTCTCGTGCCATCTTTTCGCGTGGGCTGACCTTGCGAAGGTTTTCTGTGTCCAGCGGCTCGGTAAAGGTGTTGCGATACCATTCTGGCTGCTTAGCGCGCGGCATTGCAGAGATTTGCCACAGCTCAAAAAACGCTTCGTCAAGGCTTTTGTATTGCTTGCCGTCCATCAAGGCCACCGGCTCCCATCCAGTTACGCTTGCGGCGCCTTTCCGGGGAATAACAATCTGCCCGGCTTCGTCCTTCAAAACAACAACGATTCCCGTCTCTTCCCAGATGTCGCGGATAGGGACGGTTTCAGAATTTCTTCCAATGGCTTTTCTGGCGACTTCAAGACGGTCATCCACAGGCTTGCGCGCTACGCTGTTCGGACCCATAGGCCAGATGCCTTCGGTGCCAGTCTTCGCCCAATCGGCGCGCTTGCTGTAGGGCTTTGCCATTTCCTGCCAGAACGCGGCTTGCACGTCTTCGGGGTTCTTGCCTGGGGCGCGCGTGAGGATTGTGCGACCCTCGATTTTGATTGGCACGCGGTTAGTTGCCTCCCAGATTTCCTCTGGTGAACGTCCGGCTTTTAGCATGTCTTCGGCAACGCGCATGGACATTGCCGGATTGTCCTTAATGCCAGCCAGCTTGGCGATGCCTTTGCCTACTCGCATTTCAGGCTGTTGCGGCGTTGGCTGGATGCCTTTGGCGTTAATTTGCTCTGCAATCTTGCGAACGCTTTCCTCAATGGCGCGGGCCTGCTTGTCCATTTTCGGAGCGCGGGGCTTACGCGGGCCTCCTACGCCAGCCGTCGCCACATCATCCGCGCCGATTGCGACTGTGCGGACAGGCCCGAACTTTCTTTCAACGTCAGACTTTGGCTTTCGTGTGATAACGAATGTGCCGTCTGCCGTTTCGTATGACCGCAGATCATCGCCGGTTTCGCGGGCCAAGAGCTTTCGGTAAATGTCAGCTTTTTTCGGCTCGTTTGCCTTGAATGTATAGTACGGTTTCGCGCGTCCGCTTTGTGCGTGTTCCCGCAAGGCCATGATGACCTTGCTAATGGACTGACGAAGCTCCTGAGCGCCCTCCGTAGACGGATCGCCGGGGCGCACTGACTGGCGATAGAGGGTAAACGCCACCTCACCGTCCTTGCCGATGGTCAATTCCAATCCGCGATTTTCTGGTCCAAATGTTGCGGACTCAACAGACTGACCGTTGTATTGCTTGACCTTGCCCCAGTCAGCGCCGGATTTAGGGACACCAACTGTGCGGCCACCAGACGAGAGCGCATTGCGGGCAACGCGGATCGCGCCTGGAGTGAGGCCAACACCAAGGCCAATTCCAATGTTCCGAAGCCGCTCCTCGTTGCTGTCTGCCGGGCCAAATGCGCCAATGCCTGCGCCTGCTAGGGCGTTGCCGAGGTCGCCTCGGAGGGCGCCAATACCGCTGGTCTTCGGAGGCTGATCATAGCGAGGCTGAAGCGCTGTCACGTTCTCCGTGCCGCCTTGGCGGGTCGTTACTGAGAACTCGCTACCATCAAGACCAATGCCCTTAAGCAGTTCGTCAGCACGGTTCTCAACATCGCGGCGCGTGTATCCTGCCTGACCCCTGCCAGCGACAAGCTGTTCGCGTGCCATCTCCCATGCGGCTTGGTATTCGTCCTGCGTTGCCGTTCGCTCAATCGGCGGCGGCGCATCCGGATTGCCGTTCCGCATCCGGTTTACAATAGCCTCGCGCGGCGTGTCTCCGGTGCCTGACAGGCGGTTAGCCATGTCGCGGGCTGCTTGGCTTGCCTTGTTCGGAACTGCGCGCTCTGCGTTGGATTGGCGACGGGCAACAAGCGGCATGAACACCGGATCAGGGTCAAGGCCCTGACTGCGAAGTTGAGCGGCGGCCAAGTCTTCCCAGAGGTAAGCCCGGCGCGCATCTGGATTGGTGAGGTTGTCCGTGCTGCGGTTTTGCGGGCGCTGGCCGGGCACATCACCGCGTTTGCCGAACCGCTCCATCAGGTCTTGCGCGTTTTCAACCGCCGCCTGCCATTCTTCCGGCGTAGCAGCGCGTTCAATACGCTTGGGCTTTGCGAGCTTGATCTGAGCGTCAACAAAGCCCTCGATGTTTTCAGCTTTCCACGGGCTTGGGTTTCCAAAGCCACCAAACCCAGCCGCCCGTATCGGCCCTTGCGGGGCGAGGGCGTTGGGGGATGGTGTGGGAGAACCGGAGGGGGGGGTTCCGCGTGGGGGCGTGCCCGGTGCGGTGGGGGGAGCGCCACCAACAGGCGGGTGCAAGCCGCGCGACGTGATGCGGCCCATTTTGCGAGACGCAGCACGCGCAGCCAGCTTGGCCACTTGCGCCGGAATCTGGTCGCCGGTCGAAAGCAAGATGTCAGTAGCCGCCCGGTTAATGTTCGGGCGAAGGATACGGGGCTGGCTGATGGCGCGGCCAATGTCGCGGCCAAAGCGTTGCGCCACTTGGCTTGCTGCCATCGCCGGGCCGCCTGCCAACAGGTCAGAGACGCTTTGCCCGATCTGTGCGGAGATGCCATCATCAGCCAGCGCATCGGTCACGTCACCCTGACGGAACGCGGTCTTGCTGTTGCCCACCATGTCCACGCCAAACTGAGCGCGGTTAGATGCACGTTCGATGGCTTCATCTAGCGCAGCGTTGGCTTTGGTTTGAACCGAGCCAATTTTTTCAGCAAACTGCGGCCCCAGCTTATCAACTCGGGCCTGTTGCTTTTTGTTGAGTTTCTTCCCTGCCGCAAGGCGATTGCGGATGGCCAGGATTTGCGGATCAGTGACGAGCACCTTCGGACGCGCGGCTTCCAGCTTGTCGCGTAGCGCTGGCGTGCGGGCAACTTTGCGGGTCGCATCTGCAAAGCCGCCCATGTTCGGCGCGTTGCGAAGCTCGTTTGCAATGGCACGGGCAGCACCGACGCCATAAGCCCTGCGGCCCTCGTCTGATGCGGCAGGAATGTTTGCATCTGGAATGCCTTGCATGATGCGGTTCACGTCGTCCACATCGACGGAAGGCTTCATGATGTCTAAGCCTTCCTCCAGCAATTCGCCGCGCCGGATGCGTTCAGCGGCAGTTGCCCGCGCGTCACCGATGCCCGTATCGTCAATAATCGCGCGCACGTTGTTGCGAAGCGCACGCCAGCCCGCAATGCTCCCTGAGATTTCGCCCGATCCGCCGCCGACAGCCTTGTAACTTTGGTTGATGGCACGTTCGATATAGTCCGCAGCCTGAACAGACAGGTTGGGGATTTGCACCCTTTCACCGCGCCGGGCTGCTTCAAGGGCTTGGCCATACATCCGGACTTCATCGCGGGCTGCTTTGTGGCCCATACGGTTCAAGTCCGCAGCGGCATCCTTGATGATCCGGCCAACGTCATCTTCGTCGGCAAGGATGTTGTTAAGGCTGGCCTGCTTTTGCGGGTCAAGCGGTTTGAGGGTTTTGTTCTTACCGTAGTGCGCGGCTGCATAAAGCGGTTCCGGGTCTTCTACGCGCGCTCTTGCCGCTTCTGACTGCGCCTTGGCATAGTCACCGCGCCGTGCTCCGAAGCTGCGCGCAAACGCATCTTCCAGCCGGTCCACCTCGCCCCGGCCACGGTTGACGAACACGTTAGCCGCCTGTTCCCGGCTTTCACGGTTCACCGTAATCATTGCCGACAGGAGGCTGCGCTCGTTCGGCCCCATCAGTTCGGCCAGCGTCTCGGGCACCTCGCCGGACTTCTGCCAGCGGTCGAAATCGTCACGCACCTTTTGCAACGACGTGCCCGACCGCTCGGCGCGGGTCAGGATCATATCAAGCGCTTTGTTCTCGGCGTTGGTGAACAGGCTATAGCCAGCCTTGCCGACAATCGGGGCCACAACAAACTGCGCCGCCGGGCTAAGAACACCGCCCACCGCTGCGCCAAATGCTGCGCCTTGTGCCGCTTCGTCCAGACGCTCGGGGATACCACCCTCTGCCGTGCCTGCCGCATACAGGCCACCATAAGCAGCGCCGTAGCCTATTCCCTTGCCGGTAGCTTCAGCAACCCGACCGCCAGCGCGGGAAACAGCCTGCCCCACGTTCTGCGCTGGCAGCGCCAGCTTTGCGGCTTTGGCTTTCAGGGCAGCCGATTTTGCAGCCAGTCTGGCTTGGCGGGCGCCTGTCGATGCCTGAGCCAGCTTTGCCAGCTTGTCGCCCTTCGCGCTGGCCTGGAGGCCAACCTGAGCCGTTGTGCGGGCACCTGCGCCCGTCAGGCCCACTGGCAGCGGCGCGGTCGTAACGACACCGCCGGTCAGCTCGCCCGCGATGTAGGTGTAAGGATTGTCAGCCTTCGCCTTGTTGATAACGGCGCGGTCCTTGGCCACCCGTTCAGAATACGCCTGCTTGCCGGACTCGATAGCGCCAAACCCTTCGCCGCGCGCAATGCCCATTGCCGTGCCGCCCACGAAGTCAGCCGCGCCGGAGATTTCCTCGCCAAACCCGAACGTACCGCCTTGGCCGTATGCCGTGGCAAACGTTGCCAGACGGCCCAGCTTGTCGTCTTGCTTTGGCGGTTGGTAGCCGTTGCGCTCTGCTTCAATCTCAGCCATGCGGCGAAGCGTGGCAGGGTCTTGCAAGCGGGACGCCACAGCGCGGTCATAAGCGCCGCCTTGAACGCGGCGCTGGATGTCAGCGGCGTACTCGTTGATCACGTTTTCGCGGTTCGGATCAACGGCAGCATATTGAGCAAAGCGGTTGCCCGTCTGCGTCTGGCCTTCAGCGTATTTAGCAAAACGGCTCATGAAAGCCCCTTAGAACGTGATCCGGGAAGGTGCGCGGCCTTGCTGCTGCATGATCTTCTGCGCTTGGCCTCGGCCAAACACTTCATCAAACTCGCGCATGGCTTCCGGCGAAGGATCGCTCAAAAGCTCTTGCACGGCAGGCTGTGGAATGCGGTTGACGGCGCCGCCTTGGAACACGGTGCCTGTGGTCCTTCCAGTCGCAAGGTCTGGGACCGTTCGCTCTGGGTCAAACCCGTACATGCCCGCAAGGCCTTCATAGGTCGTGCGCGCTTGGTCGTAATCTTCCAAGGACCGAGCATAAAGGCGATCAGCCTGATTAGTGAAGTCTGCCACTTGAGCGGCAGAAAGCGGCTTTCCGAGAACGATCTGGTTGTAAAGGTTGCGGGTTGCTTCAGGCACACCGCGCGCATTGGCGGCAGAGGCCTGCTCGCCCTGCATAACGGTCGAACCTGGGTCCAGCATCTTCATGTATTGATACACGAGCGAAAGCTGACCGGCTGGCGTTGTTGCGTCCGTCGCTTTGATGCGGCCATAAGAGGCTTGCACGTCGCGGAACCCGCTGGTGATCGAGTTGTATTCGCGGCGGAAGGAGGCTTCGTCGTCAACGTTGATTTCTGGACTTGCGGCAGCCTTCGCCTCGCGCTCTGCTGTCGCGGCCTCAGCCTCATCTTCCGCAATCTGCACACCACGCAGGCGAAGGTTATAATCTTTTGTCCAGCGCTCTGCTTCCGTTTTGGCAGCGGCGTCAGCGCGGCGCCCGGTCATAATATCCCCGAGCGTCTGCGCCGCAAATAGCGCGTCGTTGATGTCATTTGGATCAGTCGGGTCAAACTGCGCCAGTTCCTCAGGGCTGAACCCTTGGGCCTGCAATGCAGGCATATCCTGTTGCCAACGCTGCGCGGCCTGTTCGGGCGACATGCCTTGGTAATTGATGGCGACCTTGGCGAAGCTCTCAGCGCGGCGCGCCGCTTCTAGGCGTTGCTGTTCAGTTGCGGTCTGTTTGAACTGGTTGAGCTGTGCCATCAGCTCAAGGTTGCCAGACGGTGCAGCAAGCGTTGTTGCCTCGTCATATTTGCCAGCCGCCATCAGCGGGGCAATCTGCTTGTTCAGCGCCAAAGCGTTCTGGCCTTCGCCGTATTGCCGGGCCTGCATCCCTAGCGCCGGATCGATCTGGAACCCGAGTGAGGCTGCCGAGTCATAATTGCCCTGAGCCAAAGCGTTTCCGAAGTCTTTCATCTGGACTTCGCGCTCACGCTCCTTGCGCCGCGCGCTGCCCGCTTCAAATGCCTGTATCGTATCAAGGGCGTTGAAATACATGGCTTACTTCCTCGGCATACCAATCGGGTTAAACGTGTAGCCGTCTGTGCTGACGCTCGGAGGCTTTTCAAACCAGCCAGAACCTTTGCCATAGGCGTAAAGCCCTGCCGCACTTTGCAGGCCACTTCCAAGCGCATTGGCCGTGTTCATGTAGCTGGACCCGCGTGCCGCTGCCGATTGCATGTTGTTGGCGCCGATCTGCTGCGCGGTCTGCATCCCCTGTGCGCCAAGGTTTGACGAAAGCTGTGCGCCTTGGCTGCTGAGGCCAGAGAGTGCGTTGGTATAGTCCGAGTACGCACCGTATCGGTTTCGTGCGAGACGGTCGCCCATTGCACCGACCGCTGATCCTGACAGGGATTTTCCGCCAGCCCCGAACGCACCCGCAACCTGTTGCAAGTCCGCGTTGGTGAAGTCCGTCATCGCCCGGTTGTTACCCGAGTTGAGGAACGTCTGATAAGCCTGATCCGAGATTTGCTGCTGTGTGAGCGGCTGGCCATCGGAGCCAACCGGCCCCGCAACCTTCGGGATTTCGTGGCCCTTCATCTGGCCGACTTGCTTGTAGTATTGCTCTGCCGCTGCGGTCCAGTCTGACCCCAGCTTCTTGAACGCCTTGCCGTAGCGATTGTAGAACGCCTGGATTTCAGGGCCGTATTGCTTCAGGTATGCGCCCCAGTCGGTTGATCCGACCGGCATCCCGTTTGCCCCGACACCGCCGCCAATGCCTAGCAATGCCTGTTGGGGGGCAAGGGCATTCGTGCCTGCGTTCCGGTAAGGCTCGGTGTATCCAGCCGCCTGCCTTTGGGCGAGCGTCAATTGCTGGTTAGCCTGTTCCGCAGCTTTGCGCTGCGCGCTTGCCGCCGCGCCGCCAGCAACCGCCGAACCTATCGTTGCCAAGGCTGTAGAGCCAAGCACCATGCCAATAGGAAACGCCATCTCTAACTCCTACTCGGTCGCAACGACCGTTATGCCCTACAGGCCAGAATCGCTTTCAATGTAGACGGACACGTCTACCGCCACGGTTGCCGCCAAGCTGTCCGTCACCGTACAAGCCCAGATGTGAGACCGTGCCGCCCCGGAAATCAGCACACCAGAAAAGTCCGTGCTTGCTGCCGTGGGCGAGTTTGCCGTAATCGTTCCGGGCCCGGACTTCTTCGCCCATGCGTAAGTGTACGGCCCAGTTCCGCCTGAAGCGAACACAGACACCGAATTTGTCGTTGCCGTGCCAGCACCTACAATGGCAGCGTAAGCATATGTCGGCAGCACATAAGCCGACAATGCCCCGCCTGATGCCGCCGCTGTTGCGGCTACCGCCACGTTTTCGGACACGCTCGATAGCTGGCCTGAGACTGACCCCGTGCCAGAGATGATCACATCTGCTAGGGGCTGCGTGCCATCAAGGATGGCCTGCTGCGTCTGGTTCACACCGGCAAGGATCGTGCCCACCGAACGGATGCTGTCGCTGGCGCCGTTGTCGAGGTCGTTGAGGTAGCGAATGGCCTCCATCGTCAACTGGCCGGTTGCCAAATCCACAAACTGCACAGGGATGACGCGCTTAGCCATTCAGCACCTCGATAACCAAGGCTTGCCGGACTTCCTCGGGGCTCATGTTGTCCGTGATCGGAACAAGCACACCGCGTACCTCTATCCCCGTAGGCACCGCACGAAACGCCACATCTGGATACCTGTTCTGCACCCTGCGTGCTGCTGCCAACTGATCGTTTCTCATCGCTCACCCACTGGCACACGGGATGGCAGGAACCCGACCGGATCACTCAGGCGGAACAGGAGCACAGTCTGTTCAGGCATGGCCCGTCCGTTCTGTTCCCATGACGTGCGGGCGCCGTATTCACCAATTGCCCCCAAAGACCGATCCCGGTACGCCCCGAACGTGTTGCCCTTGTCCCGGCTGATGGCCATCGAGAGCAGCGGGTTTGATCCTTGCCCAGACACAAGCCCGATGCCCTTTGTGCCCTCAACACGGACTTGGCCAAGCGGCTGGTTGCCCATGTTCACCGGCAAGTGCGCCGAGAAGTACCGCACGATTTCCGTGCCAAACGTCGAGGCATCCGCCATCCGGTCAGACTTGTAGGACCGGCTCAGCTCTACCAGCGTCCTGCCTTCCGGTGCTGCAAACTGCTGGCCGTCCACAGTGACCTGAAACACCCATTCCCAAGTGTCTGACCCGTAGGTCTGGCGAAGGTGCCAAGCGCCGGTTGCAACATCGAGCGCGATGCACTTTTGAGGGGTCCAGATTAGGTAAAACTTGTGCGCCTCGGTCTCGATTGCGCTGCACACGATGTCGGATCGATCGACAGTGGCCAGATACCGGCTCACCCACGGGTCATTGGCGTTCAATAGCTGAGGCGTCAGGCCGTTAAGTCGGTACACGCTCAGGTCATCCCCGATAAAGAACAGCGTGTTGTCCAGCTTGACAATGCTGTCACGGCAAGCCGCGCCACGGTCGATTTCCTGCCCCACGATAGGGCTGAACGGATCGTCATTGTCGCCCGTCTCGATCCACGGCTGTATCGTCTGCGTACCGAACACCATCAACGTGTTGGAAATCACCGCAAGGCCCACGATCCCGTCAGGGGCGTATTCTGCGGTGTAATAGCTCAGCGTGGTCGTCGTGTTGAACTGGAGCGTTGTGGAGAACGCAAACCGCGATCCATAGCTCGCAAGGAGCCGCTGGCCCATTGTGGCAATCGACGTGTAAGCCGTCTCGCCTGCGTCACTCAGCAAGGTTGCCCAGTCCGCGTCCGACAGCGCCGCAACACTGGCGCCGCCGGACTGGAAGAGGCTGCCTCCGCTAAGGAATCCCGCCTGGACTTCCCCGAAGACTGCCTTGACCCTGTCCGTTCCCGTCAGAGACCCGGTCAGGGCGCTCCATGTGTTAGCACTCACATCATAGAGCCGAACCGTCGTCCCATCAGGCACAACGACGTCACCACCTGCAAACCCATCTGCCTGAAACAGCCCGCGCACATTTGTGGTCAAGACCGTCCCGTTATCCACGATCCGGCTGCCCGGCGTGTTGACGTGACGCACTGGCCTTTGCGGATCGCCCCCGTTCGGTTCAACGTAATAGTTGATGACGAACTTCCGCGCATCCCCGTAGCCATCGGGCTCGAAATGCGAGGATGCAATCGCGGCTTCGGGCATTACTGCGGCTCCAGCGCCTCTCTAAGGGCTGCATCGGCCTCTGTGCCGTTGGCGCAATCCTTGCCAGTCAATTCCTTGGCCAGCTTGACGCGCTGCTTCCAGTGCATCTTCTCCCAGCCGTCCGGCAACATCCCCTCACCCACCACCGGGATTTTCAGCTCGTCAAACGCGGCGGGCTCCGGAGAAGCCGGGTAGTCTTCCGGCGCCGGATCAAGCACCGGCTCAACATCCAGGCGCTCAAACCCGTCAAGGCGAATAGCCTTTGCAATCAGGTCCGGGTCATTGGTCTCCACGCTCGCGCCGCGCGGGAAACTGAACCCCCACAATTCACGTACGTCATGCGGCCCATTGTATCGAAGGATTGCCATGTCTCACCTCAAAAGTAATTCTGCGGAACGGTCTGGTGGTCCTGCTGCATCGCGATCACCTCGCGGATGCGCCTCATCCCGAGTTCCCGCATCTGCTCGCACTCACCGACGCTCATGTCAGGCACAAACCTGCGCCCCACATTCCCGGCTACCATGAGGGTCAGCCCCCTCATCACCGCTTCGGGAATGTCCGTCAGTTCCCAATACGCAATGCGCCGTTCCTGCAATTCCGCATGAACCTCGGCAATGCCTTCATCCACGGTTGCGTCATCGGTTGCATTCGGCGTTGCCCCGCCTTCAAGGACGTAGAGTTCCTTCAGTACACGAGCGACAAGGTCAGCCTGCGTTGCCATCAGCCATCTCCATCGCCTGCATGATGTCTGCAAGGCTCAGCGTGTGCTCCACAAGGCCTTCAAAATGGGACAGCCTCACGTCAGGATCGCACCAGCATTCATAGTCGAGCTTCTTGGCCTGGTTGCAGAAGTAATAGTCCTCGCCAACGTCATAGCCTTCAGCGTCCACGTCGAACCAGAACCATTTACGCATGGTCAGATCACCATGCGCGCCGTCACGGGTCTTGTACTCGGGAGCAAGGCCAGAGGCAGCAAGGTCAGTGAACACCGACCCACGCACTAGCAGAAACCCCGTACCCACACGGTTTGCCTTGATGAGGCCATCCGGCCCACGCTTCAGCTCGCCGTCAAACATCATTGCGCCGGGCTCACCCCATTTGTGCGTCCGCTTTTGTGCGGCGCCCGCAATGATGTCCTTGTCATGCGCGATCAGCCGGAACACGTCTTCCGCCTTGAACGCAATGTCATCATCGACCCAGAGCACCCAGTCCGCCCCGAAATCCACCGCGCATTGCGTTAATGCGTTGCGGTTCTTGCAGAGGACCGATGAGCCCTTGTTGTAGAACCTGCGGAATGCAATGCCCCGCTTGAGGCATTGCACTCTCAGGTCCGCAATCGCCTCGCCATGCTCAATATGTACCTGCCCCGTAAGGCTGGGCGTAAGCACGGCAAGGCGGAGAGGACGGTCTGTCATCACGCTGCCGGGATGTAGCCGATATAGACATGGCCCACACCGGCAGTTGCCGTGGTGCCCGTCGAAGCGGCCTCACAGGTGATCGTCACTTCAGACGCGCTGTACAGGTCGTTCGACGTGGCCAGTTCGTCCCAGACGATATTGCCAATCGTGCGGAGCGAAAGGTCCGTTGCGAACCCGTCGCCATCGCCAGACGTGCCAATGTCCAGAACATCCGACGTGCCGGAGTTCCATGCCGTCGAGACGACAACACCGGCAGACACGACAATTGCCCCCGCCGGAAGAACGCCAACCGTCTGAACGCCCGTGTTGGCAAACGTCAGGTCCTTGCGGAGGTAGTGGATTTGGTTTGTGTGATACACACGAGCTTGAGAGCCCATAGCTTAGTCTCCTTCAGTGTTCGGATCAGGTTGCGGCGAAGAAGCCGGTGATCATGCCGTGGTCGATGCCGTTGTAACGCAGCTTTTCTGCGCTCCAGAGGCTTTCGACGCCGACGCCCTTGACGAACCCAAAGTCGTCTTCCTTGCGCTGCGTGGCACGGGTCGTCTGACCCCACGCAATGCCAAGCGCCTGCGCGCCTGTGAAGTAGACCGGGTACACACGGGCCGAGCTGTTGCCGATAAGGCCAACGTTGCCGATCTCGGGGATTTCCCGGACCACAACGCCGTCAACGATCAGGTCACCGTCCTGGAAGATCGGATTGCTTTCCGGGTCACGCGGGCGGCCATCAAGGTTGATGGTACGCATGTCGAGCTTGAGGTCAGCAAACGTCTCGGGGCCAGCAAAGCACACGAAGAACTCGCGGCCCTGCGTGCCAGTGCGGATCGGGCGGATCGACGGCAGGTCAATCGCGTCACCTTTCTGGATGCGGAACCGGCGCTTGGCCATGCGCTTCAGGAGGGCCAGCGACGTCACCGAGAACTTGTCGTTCGTGGTGTCAACGTTACCGGCGCCCGTGGCGAACGTGGCGTTGTAGTTGGCCTCAGCGTTGCCGAACAGGATGCGGTACTGGTTAGCAGCCGTCCATGTGTTCTTCTGCGCCGTGGTTGCCTCGGAGAAGAAGACTTCTTTCGAGTGGCCGGGGGCATCGGTGTAGGAGCTGGAAGCCTCAACAACAGACGAGAGAGCATTGATGATGCTATCCCGCATGTCGTCCATGTCGCGGACCTTGAGCATGTCACGCGAGGCGTTCAGGAGGTCGATGACCGAGTTCTGCTCATCGGACTTCTTGATGGCGACCGCATAACGGTGCCAGTAGGGCTTGAGGTCGTACGAGTAGTTGCCGAGGCTTTCCTCGTTACCAACCAGCGTGCCAGTACCAACGTTGGAGCCGGTCAGCGCCGAGACGAGCGGAACGGTGATAACCTGTCCGCCCTGAATGAGCTGCTTCTTGACCACGAACGGGGAGTTCGTGCCCGAGCCCATGTAGGGATTGAACCCACTCTCGCGGACGTATTCCGCAAAGTAGTCTGTCTCCCATTTCTTGAGAATGTTGCCCGTTGCCGGGGTCGTATAGGCCATAGCCTTGTCCTTTCAGGGGTTGTTAGCGTTTGAAAAGGACGTCGAAGCCGTCTGCGGGCTCACCGGTTGCATCTGAAGTGCGGGGCTTGCCTGTGCCTGCCAATGATGGCGGGACGTTTGGCCTTCCCTGCGTCTGGACCTGCGGTTGCCCGCCTTGCATGGCTTGAAGACGCTGTTCAATGAGGGCCTCAAGTGACCCCGCCTCGTTCAACATCTGCAATTGCTGTTCGCGCTTGTACCATTTCACCAGCTCGCCCATCGGGTGAGGATGCTGAAGAAGCGTGTAGCTGTAGGCCGAAGTCGCCGGGTCATTCCGGCAGGCCTCGTCAAAGGCTGACCATGCTTCACGAACGGTTGCCTCGTCATGCTGCTGGCTTGCCATGAACATGCTCATCTGCATCTTCTGGGCGTGCAGCGTCTGTTCGAGGTAAGAACGCGGGTCCTGTTCAAATGCGACCTGTGGCCCGGTAAACTCCGGCGCCTTGGGTTGCGTTTGGGTTGCCTGTCCCTGAGAGCGTTTTAGCTCCTGGAGTTCCTTGCGTAGGGCTTTGACAACCGAAAGAGGGACTTGGGCACCTTCTTCATCATCCGACGGCGGCTCGGTGATCTGCTGCATTCCGGCAGCTTCTTTTGCGCCCGTTTCGGCTTGCGTTGCTTTTTCGGCTGCTTCCTTCCGCACGAACTTCCCATCGGGTCCGCGCAGTGATCCGCTTCCAGCGGGCTCCACGTTTTCCCGGGGTTGTTGAACGGGTTCAAGGGCAGCATCCTGCTCGGCAAACTCGTCAAGAAAGTCCTTTTCTCCACTCATCATCATCTCCAAACGCCCGTAACAGCGGCGGCCTGAATCGCCCGAGTACGCCCGGCGGCGGCGCTATCGGCCTTGCGGCCCATGTCTGGTGAACTCAGCCTTTCGGCGGCGCCTTGGGCGCTGGCGGCGGACGGTTGGCGTCCTCTACCGCTTTGTAAGCACTGGCCTGCGCCTGCGTGGCCTGAGCGGCCTTCAGGGCAATGCCTGCGTCTGTGTCGCGTATCGTGGCCTGCGCCAGCGCATCGTCTCTGTCAGCCTTGCGGGCGAGGTCCTGAGCGCGTGCCATGTCCAGCGGGTTGATAGCTTCCGGCTTGGGCATCTGCGCCTTCTGCAATTCGGCCTGTGCCTGCTGAAGCTGCTTCTGCATTTCCTGCAATTGCTGCTGGGCTTGCTGGAGCTGCATTCCTGCGTCCAGCTTCTCGGCAAGCTGCTTCTTGTTGCGGAGCTGGCTGGCCTCGATCAGCACATCCGGCGGGATCGGAACCCCGGCCTGTACCATCGCGGTCAGTTGCTCGAACTGCTCATGCTGCAGCGTGATCATGTCCGGAGCGGCTTCAATGATGATGTCCACATCCATTTCAGCGAGCGCGTTTTGCACAGGGGGCTGCATCGGAGGCATACCCATCGGCATGGGCATCACATTGCCCATCTGGGGCGGCATCTGGGGCATCTGCGGCGGCATCTGACCCGGCATCCCCATCCCCGGCACACCGCCCATCGGAGGGGCTTGCGCCGGCATTGGCTGGCCCGGTTGCATTTGGCCCGGCATCATCGGCTGGTTGACCGGCGTGAACCGTGCGCCTTCCGGTGCCTCGTCATCCGAGATCCGCAGGAACATGGGCTCGGTCCAGAACTGCTTCGCCCTAGCCCAGAATGCGCGGTAGACACGCAGCTTCCAGTCATTGTGCGTGTCGTAGAGCGTGTTTTCTTCAGCGAGGCCCGCGTTCTGCTGGGCAAGGATGGCCCGGCCTGACTGGTTCTCAACGCCGCGCCCTTGAAGTCCAGCGTTCGGACCCTGCGCGTCAATCTCGTTTTTCGCGTCCTGAAGCAGCTCGAAGTTCTGTGAAACCTCGGCCTGGCTTTCAATGAACCCCCAATCCGTACCATATTCCCCGTTCGCAATCAGGTGCGCGTCAGCCCGTGCTACTTCTTCCTTCGGGTTCGTGTCCGGCGGGAAGACGCCAGCCTTGGACCAGATGCGGCGGTTCTTAATCAGGAACAGCGACATCGACCGGCGATAGTTCATCTCGGACTGAGGCCCGATCATGTCGCGCACAACGCCGTACCGCTCGTTCTCGCGGGTCACATAAGCAGACGCTGCAATGATGGGGCATGTGGGCACGCCTTTGTCATCGACGTACTTGCTCTCGCCTTCGTCCAGCACACCGCCGCCAGAGAAATACGCATAGTTCCAGACGCCATCAGGAGCGCGCCAGTAGATACACGCCACACGGACCCGCTGCCGGTCTTCATCACCCCAGCGGAACCGGGGCTTGTCGTCATAGCCTTCGTCCGTCGTGTCGCCCGTCAGCGAGCCTTTGAGCGCGGCCTCAGCGTCCGGGTTGTCCGGGAACAGCGCCAGCGCGTCTTCAAGGTCGTACCAGTTGTGATACCCCAGATACCGGGCGTCGGAGAAGTCAGCACGGCGCGAGCGCGGGTCATAGAAGAACTGGTCAAAGTCGATTTCCTTGCCGACAATGCCAAACGCGCCTTCGCCTTTCTCGTAACAGATGTCGATGGCCGCTATGCCTTCAATGGCGAGGCACTTGAACGAGGACGAGGCGATCTTGTCAAAGCGGATCGTGTTCTCGATGTAGTCAAGGACGTCCGTGGCAACCTGGGCCTGTTCCTCGTTCCCCGGCTTGCGGGCAAAGGCTTTCGGATCAGAGCGCGCCTTCTGCTCGATACCGCACAGGAAGTTCACCTTTCGCTTGATGCGGTTCATGGTGACAATCGGCTGGCCGCGCCGCATCAGGATTTGCTTTTCGCGCTCGTCCCATTGCGTGTCATTGTAGTTGTCGTACCAGTCGCGGTCACGGTGAGACAGCTTGCGCGCCTCGTTGTGCGCGTCCTCGGCTTGGCGCACCCACTTCTTGTAGGTCGCAATGTCCTTCCCGGCGAACTCGCTGTTCACCGGATCAGGCCCGCCGTATTTCTCTGTCTGAGGCTTGCCCGCAATCATACCCGCCAACTATCCCCGTCTGGCGCCTTGGCGCGGTAATCGCTGAACGCTTGCGGCTTGGGCTGGGCGAGCGGCACAATGGCCGGGTGCGCCATGTCCAGCGCAAGGCCCATCATCGAGCACACGTCTACAGCGTCGTCATGCTTACCGGCTGGGAAGGCTAACAACTGTTTCAACACGCGCTCTCCCCTCTCATCGTCCAGTAATGAAACCTCGCCCATTGCAGCCCGGCTCTGGAACGCACGGGCACGGGTCGCCTTGTCGTGAATGCTTGGCAGCCATTCCATGCGGCAGCGCGTCGATGTCTCGGTCATGCGGCGTTTCAGCATCGGCTCGATTGCTTTCTGGATCACACCGGCTTCGCCAAACGCACAGATGGGCTTCCACTTGCGGATCATGTGCAGCTTCTGTTCGATCCACTCGTCCGAAGCGGTCTGGCCATGCCACCAGTCAAGCTGGAAGATGCGGCCAGTGCCATCTACGCCCCAGATGGCGTGTTCGGTGTAATCGCCGTCACCCTCGGTCACCGCGTAGTCGCTGGTCATGTAAACGTGGCAGCGCTCAGGCGGGTTTTCGTGGCGTTTGAACCAGGCTTTCAGGAAGAACGTACCGTCGTCGGGCGCTGGCTCTTGCTGATACAGTGAAGCCCAGTCACGCGGGCCAATCGCTGCCTTGATCTTTTGCAGGCGGTTCAGCGGGTACTTCTGAGGCCACAGCGCTTCGCCGTTGCTCATGATTGCGGGCAGGATCAGCTTTTCCCATTGATCGCCGCCTTTGGCTTCGGCTTCCAGCAAGCGGCCTGACAGGTCGTCTTCATGCCAGCGGGTTTGAATGACCACCACGGCGCCTTCAAACGGCTCGGCCTGCCCTGTCTCTACCTGTGCCTCAAAGTCCCGCCAGATGTCGTCGTCTTCAAGTTCTTCTTCAGTCAGGTCGCCTTCCAAGCGGGTGTAGGCTGTCGAAGTGTACCAGCGATACACCTTCTCCCGCATTGTCTCGCTTTCGGCTTCCTCGCGGTCCTTGAACGGGTCATCAATCAACAGAACGTCAGCGCCGCGCCCCGTAACCGCTGTGCCCACACCTGCCGACACATACGATCCGCCAGTGTTGAGCCGCCACCTGTTTGCCGCCTGGCTGTCCTTTGCCAGCCCAACACCATCAAACACGTTGCTGAAATGGTTCTTCCTGACCACTTCGCGCACCTTGTAACCAAAGTCTCCGGCTAGGTCGCTGTTATAGCTTGCGGCGATAATTGACCGCGTGGGGTTGCGCCCAAGGAACCAAGCCGGAAAGCGGATCGATGCCAGCTCGCTCTTTCCGTGGCGCGGCGGCATGAAGATCATGAGCCGCTTGATTTCGCCGCGCTCTACCGCTTCCAGCTTCTCAGCAATCAGCCTGTGATGCGGCGCCGGGCGATAGTCGCGGTACGTGTAGCGCGTGAAGTCAATTAAGCTGTCCTTGGCCAATTCCCGGCGCAGCAGTTCCTTCGCGGCTTCCTCTGGCGATACGGTAAAGTTCATCACGGGTCAGGTCACTCGTATCCTCTACGGTGCGGTTCGTGCGGTCAGACTTCTCAACGCGGAATCCGGTCAGAATGCCCAGTTCTTTGAGGGAGCCGTTTGCAGCGGCGTACTGGCCAGCGGCTTGCGCTTCGATCAGCAATTCCTTGGCTTTGTCCTGAAGCCATTTCAGCGTGACTTCGGCTTCACCCGCTACGGACTGGCGAAGCTCTTGCACCCTGTTAGCAATGTTAACATTAGCAAACAGGCGGCTTGCAGCGGCTTTGGCCACGATAGCATCCTTGGCTTTGTAGCCTGCTTCCATGTAGGCGTCGGTCTGGTTCTTGCCCTGCGCTATGAGCTGGCAGAAGCGCTCTTGCTGCTGTGTGAGGCTCATTTGCTATCTCGCGTAGTGTAGAGGCGTCAATTCGTCTGCCTCAAACCAAAAACCCGCAACTTAGGCGCGGATGCGGAGCCCATAATCGTCCTTCACCGGATACCCAGACACCTCCAGCAGGATCAGCAACTCCTTGGTGCGCCCGCCTGCTGTGGTGATACGGTGTTCCAGCCAACCAGAGATGCTTCCAGAGAGGCGGAACGTTGCCGTTGTGGTCGTGTTGCTGGCATTGGATATGCTGAGGCCGGTGACGACGTTAGAGACGCTTGCAATGGTGTCAGAGCCAAGCCAGCCGGACCAGTTGACGCTGTAGTCTAGCGTCTCGTTCTCGTCCTGTGTGGCAACAATGGCGTTCCCGCGAGGCTTGAGGCCGCGCATGATTGTTTTCGCCTGTTGCAACACTTTGATGTAGCGGTCGGTCATTCACCCCTCCGGCCAAGCCTGGCTGGCGATTGCGATGAACAGGCCAAGCCCGAGGCAGAACAGGATGGCGGCTGCGAACAGCATCAGGCGTTACGCTTCGCGGCCTTGTAGCCGTAGAACGCTGCGCCAGCGAAGATCACGAAGCCAACGAGGGCGACGAACTCGGACGGCAGGGCCTTTGTGACAGCGCCGTCAAGGGCGATGTTGTCCACCAGGAACGCAAGGGCGAGGCCAGCGAGGGCGTTGCCGATCGTGGGGAGGTCAATGTTCTTCATGGGTCAGCCCTTTCGTGGG